TGACGAGCCTAATGTGCATGGTGGGGCTATGTGGGCTAGGATGCCGCTCACAGCGCTTGTAGCCGACACACCATACGAAGAGTGGCCTACAGAGTTACCGCCCTATATAGCGCAACCTTGGGACTGTATGTCCCATTATCATTCAGTATATAAGATTGAGAGAGCATCACCAGCGCCTTGGATGGCAAAAGTGGATGGTGAGTTCTACCCTGCTAAATATTACTTCACTGTCGATTACACAGACAATGAGGTTGCAGATGATCCAGCACAACACAAACAAAGCCATGTGCTTGAACTGTTAGATGCTGGCGAGTTTACAGGTAATATGGTAGCGTTACCTAATAATCGGGTGCGAGTTACGCATCCTGCGTGGTTTGAAACGGGCGAAGGCGCTCCAGACTTCAAGCCAAACCAACATAGTTACAACTCAAAAGAAGATGTAGGCTATGTGTGGGATACTAACCGAGTGTTCAATAATTTATATAAGGACGAATCCGATGAGTAGTAAGAAAGATAAAAAACCACCACTACCGAAAAGTTTATCCACAATGGGTACACCCAAACCCGGTATGCCGGTCCCAAACAATCCACGAGACGATAAGAATCGCGCAGGACTTAGAAAATTACGTGATACCGTCCAAAAAGATAAGAAAAATGTTGGAAAAATTAAGGAAGTCCAGAGTGCCGTTGAGGGTATGACTCAAGCAGGTAAGAAGAAGTTAGCTCCTGAAATAGCAGAGTTTAACAAAATAAGAAAAAAACCATTACAAAGAGCAGGTGGCGGTATGATGAAGAAAAAAGGTTATAAGATGGGCGGCATGATGAAAAAGGGCTACGCCATGGGCGGTAAGATGATGAAGAAGGGCTATAAAAAAGGCGGTAAGGTTCGCGGTGCGGGTATTGTATCTAAGGGCGTTCGTTCAGCTAAAATGGTCACTATGAAGGGCTCGTGATATGCCTAAAGACGCTTGTTATAATAAGGTAAAGTCTCGTTATAAGGTCTTTCCATCAGCTTATGCTAGTGGAGCAATCGCAAAATGCCGAAAGGTTGGTGCTGCCAATTATGGTAATTCGTCTAAAAAGAAAGCCGCTGGTGGAGTTGTAAAGCTCTCCGGCGGTGGACTGGCTAGAAGAAAACGAGCTGCTAGCAATCCTAATATAGCTAGAGGCTGTGGTATAGTTCAAGAGAATCGCCGTAAAGTTACAAAGTATGTGTGAGTGACAGATGGCGGTAAGGAAAACTAAAAGTGGACTGGCTCTCAAGCGGTGGTTTAAAGAGGACTGGAAAGACGTTTCCACGGGGAAAGCGTGTGGGCGTAGCAAAGGAGAAAAACGGGGTACTCCATATTGTCGCCCCTCCAAACGTGTCAGTTCTAAAACACCAAAAACTTCAAGCGAGATGTCATCCGCAGATAAAAGAAAACGAATTAACCAGAAGAAACGACTCGGACAGCCAGCAGGAAAGCCAAGAAGAGTAGAAGCAGCGCGTCGGAAGAGGAAGAAATAAATGGCTACGTCAGGCACCACCGCATTTGACATGGATTTCACTGAAATCGCTGAAGAAGCGTGGGAGCGTGCTGGGCGTGAGATGCGGTCAGGTTATGACCTTCGTACTGCCCGTAGATCTATGAACTTGATGACTATTGAGTGGCAAAACCGTGGCATCAATATGTGGACTATTGATAGCGGCACAATCGCAATTACTGCAGGCACATCGCAATATGACCTACCTGCGGATACTGTAGACCTTCTTGACCACGTAATTCGTACTAATGCAGGTAATACCGCAACTCAATCTGACCTTACTATAAGTCGTATTGGTGTTAGCACTTACGCGTCTATCCCTAACAAGTTAACATCTGGTAGGCCAATCCAAGTATTTGTAGAGCGGCTAGCCACACCTAGAATAAATCTATGGCCTGTACCTGACACTAGCTATACGTTTGTATATTTTAGAATGAGAAGAATAGAAGATGCTGGTGATGGAGCAGAGACAGCAGATGTTGTTTACCGTTTTTTACCATGTCTGGTAGCGGGTCTGGCGTATCACATCTCTATGAAAGTGCCAGAACTTGCAGATAGAATCCAAATGTTAAAAGCCGCGTATGATGAGCAGTATAATCTAGCTGCCGGAGAAGATAGAGAGAAGACCTCTGAACGGTATGTACCAAGGATTGCTAGGATCTAACTATGTCAAACAGGTTTGCATCAACAAAGCGAGCGATAGGCGAATGTGACATATGTGGATTTCGCTATAAATTACGTGATTTACGTAATATAGTAAGAAAAGGTAATGATACTAACCTAAAAGCATGTTTTGAATGTTGGGACTCTGACCACCCACAATTAAGATTAGGTATGTATCCAGTTAATGATCCACAAGCTATACGGGAACCTAGAGTAGATTATGTAGGATATGCAGAAAGCAGAGCGTTTAAATATTCAGGATCACTAGATAAAAAGTTACAGTTTGTAATGAGTACATCTCTAGGCGCAGTAACAGTAACAACTTCTTAGGCAACACAATGGCAATGACGAGGGCAAACATGGGCAAGCAAACAAGTACAGGCGGATTTCCCGATCTTACAGGTGACGGTAAAGTAACTAAAAAAGACGTTTTAAAAGGTCGTGGTGTAGAGGGATTTAAAGTTGGCGGGGCTGTAAAATCCAAAGGCGCAGCTAGAGGCGGTGTTAAGATACGCGGTACAGGCGCAGCAACTAAGGGACTTATGGCTCGCGGTCCTATGGGGTAAGTTATGAACTACACTAGTTTAAAGGCAAATGTTGAGGATATATGTGAACAGACGTTTACAGCGGATCAACACGCGTTATTTGCACAGCAGGCAGAACAGTTAATTTTTAATACTATTGAGCTACCAGCCATGCGTAATGTTGATAGCGGGCCTTTAACTGCTACTAACAAGTTATACACTACTCCAGATGGGTATTTGTATACTTACAGCCTAGCTGTGATTAGTAATAGCACTACAACTTACCTACTAAACAAAGACGTTAATTTCCTACGTGACGCTTACCCTGTAAATACTAGCGCAAAGTATGGGCTACCCAAGTTCTACGCATTCCATAGCACTGGGGGGTCTAACGTAAAACTAATGTTAGCTCCAACTCCTGACCAGAACTACGAGATTGAACACGTATATGCTAAATACCCTACGTCTATAGTATCTGCAGGAGGCACATATCTAGGGGATAACTTCGACACAGCGCTCCTTAACGGTGTACTTATGGAGGCTATACGGTTTATGAAGGGCGAGGCTGATATTGTTGCTATGTATGAAAAACGATATCTGGTAGCTATTGGGTTATTACAACGCACTGGAGATGGTAAGTTACGGCAAGACTACTACCGTTCTGGGCAAGCCCGCACGCCGGTAGGTTGAGGATAGATTATGGCTTTAACTCAAACATTGTGTACATCGTTTAAAATAGCTCTTTTAGATGGAGAAATGGATTTTAGTAGCGACACGTCACAGACATTTAAGATTGCTTTATATACATCTAGTGCTACTTTAGATGCTACTACAACTGCGTATGCAACAACTAATGAGGTTAGTGGCACTGGATACACAGCAGGAGGCAATACACTTAGTATAGCTGCAAACCCAGCATCGTCGGGTACTACAGCATTTCTAGACCTTGCCGACACGACTTGGAGTTCTTCCTCTATAACTGCTAGGGGAGCATTAATCTACAAGTCTGCAACAGGTAATCCTGCAATAGCAGTGATTGATTTTGGAGAAGATAAGCAGACAAGTTCTGCAGATTTTGTTATTCAATTTCCAACAGCAGATAAAGCAAACGCTATAATTCGTATAGATTAGTGAGGACTCGCAGATGGCAACACAATTTAGTACTTTATTAAAAGTAGCATTACCTACGCAAGGTGAGTTAAGCGGTAGTTGGGGTACTACCATAAACGAAAATATTACCAAGATGGTAGAGGAAGCCATAGCTGGCACCGCAACTATCAATACTTGGAGTGGTAATTCTGCTACATTATCTACAGCTAATGGCACAACAGCAGAATCAAGAAACGCCATACTAAACCTTACAGATACAGGTACGTCCCTATCTGGTGCAGCTACAGTTATTGTCCCTGCCCTCAGTAAAATATTTATCGTAAAGAATGGCACCGCACAAACAGTAACAGTTAAGACAGCATCAGGAACTGGTATCGCTATTACTTCTGGTAGCACTGGGTATGTATACTGTGATGGCACCAATGTTGTTGAAGGTCAGAACTATGTAGCAGGTAACTTTGGAGTTGGTGGCAACCTCACAGTAACAGGCACCACTACGTTTAACGGCGGTACAGTAACTCTTGGTGATGCAAATACTGACAACATTGTGTTTGGCGGCGAGATAGATTCAAACATTATTCCTGATGACGATGGCACGTATGATCTAGGCAGCGCTTCTAAAGAGTGGAAAGACATATACATTGATGGCGTTGCGTATCTAGATGCCATTAACTTTAACGGCACAGCAATTACTGCAACTGCAGCAGAACTTAACATCATGGATGGTGTGACATCTACTGCAGCAGAACTGAATATCTTAGATGGTGTGACATCTACAGCAGCAGAATTAAATATTTTAGATGGTGTGACATCTACCACAGCCGAACTAAATATCCTTGATGGTGTAACATCTACCACAGCCGAACTAAATATTATCGACGGGGGAACCTCTGCTACTAGCACTACTGTAGCGGATGCAGACCGTGTTGTACTTAACGATAACGGAACTATGGTACAGGTAGCGGTCACAGACTTAGCTGCTTATTTTGATGACGAGATTACGGCTATGCCAAACCTTGTCACTACTGCTGCGACTACAGTAGGCGCGCTCAACTCTGGTTCTATTACATCTGGCTTTGGTACGATTGATACTGGCTCATCGACCATTACAACAACGGGCCTCATCACAGGTGGCTCACTAGATATTGACGACGTTGTTATCAACGGCTCAACTATTGGTCACACAGACGACACAGACCTGATTACGGTAGCAAGCGGTGTGGTGACTGTAGCTGGTGAACTAGATGCAGTTAGCCTAGACATCTCTGGTGATGCTGACATCGACGGCACCCTAGAAGCAGATGCTATTACAATTGCCGGTGTAACACTAGCCGAAACAATCTCTGATACTGTCGGGGCAATGGTAACTTCCAATACGGAAACAGGCATTACTGTTACGTATGACGATGCCGACAATACGCTAGACTTTGTTATTGGTACACTAAACCAAGACACTACAGGCAACGCTGCTACAGCAACAGCCTTAGAAACAGCCCGAACAATTCATGGTGTATCATTTGACGGTAGTGCCAACATTGATTTGTCTGAAGTCATTTCTGACACTGTCGGTGCTATGGTTAGTTCCAATACGGAAACAGGCATTGCTGTTGCTTACCAAGATGCTGATAACACAATCGACTTTACTCTGGGTACAGCACAAACAACGATTGAGTCTGTAAAGAACACAAGTCTTGCTATTGGCAGGGACGATGACAACCTGATTAAGTTTAGCACAGACGACCAGATTATCTTTGAAGTGGCTGGTGGTGACAACGTAATATTCAAGGCTAGTGGTGAGATTGAGGCTAGTAGCCTAGACATCAGTGGCAACGTTGACATCGACGGTACTCTTGAGACTGACGCACTTTCGATTGCTAGTACGGCAATTACTGCGACTGCAGCAGAACTAAATATTTTAGATGGTGTAACATCTACTGCAACAGAACTAAATATCTTAGACGGTGTAACATCAACAACCGCAGAACTTAATGTTCTAGATGGCATTACTGCAGTAGTAGGCGAACTAAATGCTCTTGATCTAGGTTCAACAGCGGTTGGCACTGCGGTAGCATCTAAGGCTATGATACTTGATTCCAACAAGGACTATACAGGGGTCAGGAACTTTACTCTTACTGGCAATCTAACTATTCCTGATGATGGTTTATTTGCAGCCACTAACACTGCAGGCAACCTGCTTGTAGCAGATGGTACAAATTTTAATTCTATAGCAGTAAGTAGCCTATCTGAAATATCTACCGTTGCTAGTGGCGATGTTTTCTTAGCCATAGATGCTTCAGGCGGCGGGCTAAAGAAGATAACACGTAGCACCATTGTATCTGGGTTAGCTACTTCTAGTGGTCTATCTAACGTAGTTGAGGATGATTCTCCGCAGTTGGGGGGCAACCTCGATATGGCCGGATTTGATATTGTTACGACATCCAACGCTACAATTGACTTGGCTCCTAATGGCACAGGCACTGTGGTTGTGCGAGGTAATACCAACTCCGGCGCTATTGTATTTAATTGTGAGTCAAACTCTCATGGTCAGAAAGTCATAGCCCAGCCTCACAGTGCGGGTGTAACAAACACTCTGTTGCTTCCGGCAGGAGCAAACTCAACCCTTGTCTCTCTCGTATCTACAGACACACTAACAAACAAGACTTTAACATCTCCTAAGATTAATGAAGATGTAGCAGTAACTTCAACAGCTACGGAACTAAATCTTCTAGATGGTGTAACGGCTACCACTGCAGAACTTAACATTCTTGATGGTGTGACATCCACTGCAGCGGAACTAAATGCTTTAGATGGTATAACTGCTGTAGTTGGAGAACTTAATGCACTAGATTTGGGATCAACTGCAGTTGGCACTGCGATAGCATCTAAAGCTGTTATTCTAGATTCAAACAAAGATTATACAGGCATACGTAATTTTAGTATTACAGGTAATCTATCTGTAGGTGGCACTACTACTGTAGTAGATACAGTAACAATGAACGCTCAAAACGCTGTTCTTTTTGAAGGTGCTACTGCTGATGCGCACGAGACCACTCTTACCATAGTTGACCCAACAGCAGATCGTACAATTAACTTACCCAACCAGTCGGGTACAATTCCTGTCTTAGCTGCGGCAAGCAATACAGCTATTACCTCAACACCGGAAGAACTTAACATCCTTGATGGTGTGACATCTACTGCAGCAGAACTAAATATTTTAGATGGTGTTACATCTACAGCAGCGGAACTAAATATCTTAGACGGTGTTACAAGCACAGCAGCAGAACTTAATGCCCTAGATGGCATCACTGCGGTGGTTGGAGAGCTTAACGCTCTTGACTTGGGATCAACTGCAGTTGGCACTGCGATAGCATCTAAAGCCATGATACTTGATTCCAACAAGGACTATACAGGGGTCAGGAACTTTACATTAAGCGGTGAGCTAGACGCAGGTTCGCTAGATGTATCAGGCAATGCTGACATTGATGG